CCAACAAGGTCCTTTTTTAGCCATTAGATACCCTCCTCCAAAAATACTTTAGTTTTTTTACAAGCACATTGTTTAATACCAAATATTTTACAAATTATTTTTTTAATAATTTTCATTACTTTTAAATCTTTTTCTATTGTACAATTTCTTAGATTGTATCACTTTAGGTTTAAACAGTAAATGTCTTAGAATTCTTGCGATTGGGTTTCTTTTTAACTTGAAGTTTCTTTTTTTCTTTTCTCGCACCACGAAGTTTACCTTCAATTTGTTGAGGAATAGATGATCTTGATATTGCCATATTAGTTCCAAGGTTTATAATTTACTTTACCATCCTCGCGATAAGCAATCAAGGACTCTTTTTTATTTAAATCTGTTGAATAGCTACAATGGACCCACCCTGATGATGGTTCTCCTTCTTTGTAGAATTCTAAAATTAATTGATTCCAAATGAGGTTATCTCTTATCCATTGTGCTAATTCTTTATTATCTATTCCTGGGATTTCAAAGTCGGCTGCTGCTGATTTATTATCTGCACAATGTTCACTGGTAATTTTTGATCCTATCTCTATGCACAATTCTGCACATCGGAATCCAGAACTAATAATTAGAGGCCTGTCGAAATGACTACGGATCGGTTGTAGAATATTCACTGCCAATGCTTTTAAATTTTCTATTTGCATTGGTGATGGATTGTTGTTTATGCCTTTACGTTCGGCAACTTGACTTTTAATAAGCTCGTCTAAGCTTATGTTAGCTGTAAGTTTCATTATTTGTTTAATAACATTTTTTTAATGCTTTTACTACCATCAATATTAATTTGTACTTCAGCCTCTGTTTCTACACATTGAATATTTTTATTAGTCATACTCATATTACGAGTAACTAATCTCTTATGCTTTAAACACTCATATAAAGATTCTTGAATTCTATGTTCAACTAATTTGTCATTCATAAAGAATAATAATACGATTACTGTTTCTATCATACAAATCTTCCTTTGTTTGGTCCTTTTTTAATCATATATTTAGATGTACCATTTGCACCTATCTCTACTTCTTTACGAAGCATTTGAAAAAACTTCATTTCTTTTTTAGAATCTGAAGATTCTTGAGCATATTTAATACTTTTAAATTGATTTATTTTATCTCTATCAGCCATTACATCCTCCAATATTCAGTTATTTGTTTCCACTCACATTCAGAATCTTCACAAGTGTAGTCATATTCTTGTAAAGTTCCAGCATTAATGCCCGTTTCCGTTTCCATTACTAAACTTAATATCTCTTGTTTGGTCTTTAAGTTTTTCGACATCTTTTTTAAGCTTTTCAATTTCCTTTTCCATCATATCAATCATAACACCTGTATGAACATTTTGTTTGAGTTGTTCTTCGTGTTCTTCTATTTTTTTCGCATTGTATTCTAGTAACATAAACTGCTCTTGGTCAATAGGCTTTTGAATACTAGCTTCTAGTAAATCTTTTTCAAACAATTGATTTTTTGTCTCTAATCGATTTAATCTTTCAATTACACCAAATGCAAACCACGCGCCAATAACTATGGCTGCAATTAAGCCAATTAAGTTACGTAATGGTAAACCAATATTTGTATTTTCAGAAATTTTCATAGGCTAATTATAAACCTATGTTTAGATGATAAAAAGTATTATACCTATAATAACCGTTGTAACTAAACTGCAAGTATACTTGGTATTATTACAAATATAACATTTAGATTCTTTGTGAATATTTTTTTTAAAAGTTTCTTTCAAACATTCATAAAATTTTAACATTTCCATCTCCTTCTTGCTTGTCTTAGTCTTGAATTAGGATCTCTTGCAGCTTTAGGAAACATCTTCATTTGTCCTGCTGATCTAGCACAAAAAGATTTTCTTCTTTTGGCTGCTTTACTTCCTTTTTTAACTTTGCCTGTTACAGCTGTTTTTAATTTTGAGCCAGGGTTCATTCTTCTGTATGCACGGACCCCTGCTGCCGTCATACCTGCTCCAGATTTTGTACTTCTGAAATTTTTTTTGTTACGCGCAGGCATACCACCTTTTGCGTATCCATCGATCTCTATACCTAAGTCAGCATAGTAATCCATGTTTTATCCTATGATGTTAATCCTGGAGCTGAATATTTATCAGTTAGTAATGTAAAAGCAGCGACGTTTGTTTTTGTTTTAACAAAGATTCCTTTTGGAAAAGGAATACCATCCTCTGGAAAACTAAAGTTAATTACATCACCTTGAGGTACATCACCAATAAATAAAGTTGTACCTGTATTTGAAGTTGTAGTTAATTCTAAAACACCTGCTCCAACATTATCTGAAGCAATGATAATTCCTCTTAATCTAATTGGCTGTGCAATAACTGCAGTACCTGTGTTACCTGCTGTTGATCTTGTAGCCTGAATATCACTTTTAAAACTCATATTATCTCCATTATAAGGGTAAAGTATAGGGGCGTAAATACTACGCCCCTATATTAAATTGATTACGCTCCTGGCGAACCAAAGATTCCTCTAGGGTCAGACCAACCGAAGCTGTATCTTTCTCTAGCTTTAAATCTTACGTTTCCAGTGTCGAAATCACCTTCAATCGCTGTTTTAATTGGCGATCTTACAAAGTGTTTCAAACCATTAGGCGCATCAGTCAAGATGAAGAATGCATCCGTGTCAGTTAAGAAGTGGTTAACTCTATAACCTTCAGGAATCATTCCCATATTCATCATTGCGTTGATGTCGTTTTTAGCAAACGCTGATGAACCACCTGGTGTTGTAGATAAAGGTGATTTCATGATTCTCTCAGCAGTAAATTGTAATTCTTTTGGAATAATCAATTTTCTACCTTGTAGAGCGATCTTTAATCCTCTTTCGTCTACGAACGCTGCGATGTCTATTAACGCTTGTTCTAACGATGTTTCTGACAAATCAGAAGCAGTAGATAATTCATTTCTGAATGTTCCACCGTTCGCTAAAGGGTGATCAGTAGTCATAAGTGCTTTACCGTCACCACCATTGTATGAACCACCAGTATCAAAACCGTTGTTCAAAATGTTAGCTGCTGTGATTTGTTTAGATTGCGCCATTGATCTTGCAAGAGCTCTTGTGTATCTGCCTGCTAATCTGTCGTATAAGTTATCTTCAATTGCCTCTTCTGTGATAGCAAATGCTAACGCCACAGTATTGTGAGTGTATCTTGAAGTATATACTTCAGAAGCTTGGTCAAAAGTGACCATAGCACCTTCAGCTTTAGTTGCTGCTGTGCCAAAGCCAGATAACATAACTTCTTCTTCAAACGCTCTGTCTGAAGCTTCAGCCATGAAGATCTCTGCATGCTCGTTGTCGTATCTGTTGTATTCCAGGCCGAATAGTGCATTCAATCCTGGCTCTAGTTCTTTAACTAGTTGTGATCGTGATATAGCCATATTTTATTCTCCTATTCTATATACCTGTGCCTTGACTATAGAAGTGTTTGTTAATTCTAACTAACACATCCACATTCACGCTTCCAGCAGTGCTATTTTGCGTATCTTGCGAAATATCAACTGCTTGAAGGACAGTTCCGCTTGTTGTTAAACCAGATACACTGTAGTCCAATTGAACTTGAGATATACCTGTTAAAGCGTTACCGCCGGCGTTTGTTATTGCAAAGTTTTTAAAGATGTCTGCTACAGCAAATGCTCCATCAGAATCAATTGAATAAACTACATTTGGGTCATCGATAACGGTAGCAACAATGTCACTAGCATTAACTGTACCTGGATAATAGTTTTTCCAAGTTGGTTTCTGAGTAGTAGGATCTGTGTAAAACACTCCATTAAAAACGCCCACAACCATTTCAGAGGTATTCGCAACTGCTCTTTGGATTCCACCACCTGTAACAGGGATTACCAAGTCACCTTGGTAAATCGGTGTGCCATAATTGGCTGCGATTCTGTATCTGTTTTGTGCGTTAATAAACGGAGAGCCATCTAGTTTTCTTACTGGTCTTAGACCATATTTTTCGACTACATTAGCCATATTGTTTTTCTCCTATATATTTTTATTAACTTACTTCGGTGTGAATTTTACCAAATCATTAGGATTTGTTTCCTCCACCAAAAGTTACGCGAGATTGTCTACTAATATTAATAGGCATCTCCGGTCGTTGTTCCTTCATGACATCGTTGTCCACCGCGTCTACTCTATCTTGAGTAATTCTTCTAAAAT